AATATGTCCTTGAGCGAGTTGACAACTCAACTGCTTGCTAGGGATGAGGAGCAAAAGGAAGGCGGGGAGGCGGACGTTGAAGAAACTGCGTCCGAGGAAACGCCTGAAGAAACGGAACCCGAGAAGATCGAGCAACCGGGTTTGGTTGCGCAGACCGACGAGGGCGAGACAGACAAGAAGGTTCTTTTGGAGAACTACGGAATAAACTTGGACGAGTTGGGCGAGGATGAGGCGATGAGCCTTGGACGCGCCTTGCGAACGGAGAGTTTGAAGCGATTTGGGCGGTTGACCGCGCAGAAACGCGAGGCGGAGGCTAAGGTACGCGATCTTGAAGGCAAGGCGACGACCGATGGCGAGTCAAATTCCGTAATTGGAGGGGATGACCCGATGTCCGAGGTATGGACGGCGGAGACCCTGCAAAAGAAAGAGGCCGACCTTCAAGCCATCGAGGATTGGACTGAGGATGCTTTGCAATCTGAAGCTCAGTACGATGATGACGGGGAGGAATACTTGGTCGAGGCGGATGGAAAAAGGTATACCAAGCAGGATTTGCTTGGGATACGCTCCAACGCTCGTAAAATGCTACGCAAGGGAGGAGCGCTGGACAAGCGGCAGGACTTCCTTTCCCAACGACAGCACTTCGACGGTGAGGCGTTGCAGTATTTCCCTTGGATGTCGGATGATAAATCGTCCGAGTTCGGGGAGTATCAGCAATTCGTCCAAAATCCGAAGTACGTCAAGTTGTTGGATTCCATACCTGAGGCGAACGTGTTCGCTGGGCTGGTGGTGGAAGGTAATTTGCGCGTAAGGGAGAGAGCTTCCGCCAAGAACGGAGCAAATGGACAAGTGAAGGAAAAGCCCGTAACGCCAGCATTGGCGTCTGCGGCTGCTCCCAAGCGCGTGTCCACCAGCGACGGGTCACGCATTCAAAGGGAAGTCAATCAAGCCAAGAAAGCATTCGAGAAAACGGGGTCCATCCAAAGCTTGGCCCGTCTTAGACAGGTTCAAGCTCAAATGAGTTAAAAACTTAACAGGAGGTATAGCAAAGTGGCTACAGCAACAAGCTATAACGTGGCAGGGAATCGTGAGCAGATTTTGGATGTTCTCACTATTCTTGAGCCTGAAGAAACTCCGGTGGTATCAATGGCTAAGAAGTTGCCCGCATCGGCAACTTTCGTGGAGTGGCAAACGGATAATTTGTCGGCTCCCGCCTTTGATGGTGTCGGTGAGGGGGAGGATGTAACATCCTTTTCCAATAAAGTAATCAATAGAACGAAACTCGGAAATTACGTGCAGAAATTTAGGCGCGAATGGATGGTTTCGGATATACAGGAATTGGTAAATACCGCTGGGGTATCCAGTGAAGTTGCCAATAGTGAAGCGAAATCAATGCGTGAATTGAAGCGTGATCTCGAATCTGCAATCTGTTCCGTTCAGGACAGACAAGCGGAAGCTGGATCGGGTACGCCGTACAAGACGCGCGGATTAGGCAAGTGGCTCGCCAATGGCGGCGCCGCTGGCGCTGCTCCGTCCGACTTGCCGTCGGCTTATCAATTGCCAAGCGCATCGTTGGACAGCACGGCCACCGTATTGGAGTCCCACTTCAATGCCGTCGTGCAGTCTCGTTACGAGACGGTCGGCAATGCTGGAGCGCGTTTGACCTTGGTCGCCGCTCCTGACTTGAAGGCGCAGATCAGCAACTTCACCCGCGCGGACACTTCGTCCAACGACAGCACCTACTCGGTGACACAGGACGCGACTACCAAGCAAGTAACCCTCTCAGTCAACGTGTATGACGGGGATTTTGGTTTGGTGAATATCGTGCCATCGTTGTTCAATAATCGCACTAGCGGATCGAACACCATCGACGACGATTGGGGTTACCTGATCGATCCCGAGCTTATCGGGCTTTTCGTTCTCAAGGCGGAAAGCAACACGGAACTGGAGAATCAAGGTGGTGGACGTCGGGGCTATACCGACGTAATTGCCGGATTGGCCTGCTTCAATCCTCTTGGCTTCGGCGTGTTCGAAGGATAATCTTAACATTAGGAGGATTATAAAATGGCTAATACTGACGTAACTCTGGGAGATACCCGCAAAACCACCTTGAGCAATCAAGAGAGGGCGCAGGGATTCACCCATAAATACACGGTAAAATACACCGACATCGACGAGGGATCGGGTTCTTCGGACACCGTGACCGTTTCCTTGGGCAATACGCCCACGGATTTCGTTATCACCAAGGCAATGGTCAACGTGACCACGGCCTTTGCTGGAACCGGCGCGTTGGCGATTGAGGTTGGAACGGACGGCGATCCGAACAACTTCATAACATCGACCAGCGTGGCTGCCGTCGGACCGATCATCACGGGTGCTGGCGCTGCTCCGACCACATTGGCCGGAACCTTCGCCGCCGCCGCAGATGCATTGGAGGCGTTGTTCACCAACTCGTCCAGCGGATCACCCTCCGCTTTGACGGCTGGAGAGTGCGACATCTACCTTGCGATGCATTCGGCCAACTCGGTGGGATAACATAGTATTCGTACTTAGGTATAAGGAAGAAGGGGGGTGGTTTAATTCCACCCTCCTTCGACCGAATCAACTTATGAGCGAAATATTCATACCGAAATGGAAGGCTGGCAATGGTTCGGCGTACATGGCTGGACTTGAGAGGCACATACGCCACCACGTCGATTTGGAACGTCATGAGGCGAGCAAGCGGGCGCAGGAGGCTAACTTGGAGGCCCGAACGATGGGAAGCGCCAAGTCGGATGGTCTTGGTCAATTAAAATTGGTCGTGCCTGCGAGGGAATGGCATCGTTGGAACAACGAGAAACCGGGATGTTGGCAGGACAAGCAATTCGTGGACGAGTTCTTTCGTGATAATCCGCACTTGAGGGGGGTAACGCGGAAATGAGGAAAGTGATTTACACCGACGTTCAAGCAAAAGTTCAGCGGCTGATGAACTTGGACACTTTGTTGACGAGCGAGCAAAACAGCATACTTACCTCGGTGAACAAGTACGCCCGTAGGGCATGGGAGAGGGCGCCGTGGCCCGAGGTCACCCGCACCCAACAACGAGGAGTGAATGGTCGAGTGGGGAGCGTGTCGATTGACTCAGCTGGGGCAAGTTATACCAGCGCCCCGACGATAGCGTTCTCGACGGGTGGCGCCCAAGCGACTGCCACGATCAGGGACAATGCGGTGAACAGCATACTTTTGACGGAGGGTGGTGGTAATTACGCAACCGCTCCAACGGTAAGTTTCAGCGGAGGCGGGGGGAGTGGGGCAACCGCGACGGCGAACCTCACCTTCACTGTGGATTATGAGGGGGCCGACCCGTTTGTGGGTGATTTCTTCGCGATCTACAAGAACGACCCATGGAAGACGGCATATCCCGAGGAGTTGCCGTTTCGCTTGAACGAGGATGGCGCGATTGTGCAGAACAAGACGGACTCGACGCCGGTGTACGTTCATTACCGCAAGCGATTCAAGGACTACGTTTCGACCTCAACCGACATACCCTACGTTTTCGAGCAGTACGTCATCGAGGGAGCGATTGCTGATTGGCAATTATCCCTTGGGCAACAGGACAAGATGGCGATGCATCTACAAGTGGCGGAAGATTATTTACTGAGCGAGTTGGACAAGCTGGAGCGCCAGCAGGATCAGCAAGCGCATTCCAAGATACTTACACACGTCAACCAACAGAACAGGATATACTAATGGCAACACAACGAATAACTAACTTCATGACGTTGGTGCTGGATCATACGCCGACCCTAGACACCAATGCGTATGCCCAACACGACGTATTGTTCAACTTCGAGGCGGTCACCTTGGGGGCAGGGGCATCCGAGGCTCGTCCCGTGAGAGGCACCATCAACAACTTCATTCTTTTGGACAAGGATGACAACGGCAACCAGATCACGGTGTATTTCAGCGACTCGTCGTCGGCCAGCCTTGGCACCCTGAATGCGGCGATCAGCATAACGGACGCCCATGCGGCGACGATCTTGGGGCAAGTGGACACGGGGGCGACTTACGAGGATTTGATTGGATGCAAGTCGATCCAACCCTCGGCATTCGCACCGATTCCGTTCATCAGCACGGACGACAAGATTTACGTGGCTGGGGCATTGCGTGGAAGCGCCACGCCCACCCACACGGCATCCGGCATCACGATGCGCATAGGATTGACCATCGAGTAATGGCCTTCGTTCTCTGCATGGCTCGCGGAAGTCGAGGTGGCACCCTTGCCGCTTCGACCACCGTGGAGGTTGCCTCAACAAGTGGGTTTAACGTCGAGACGTTGGACACGACCTCCAACTTGGCGGCTCGCACGGGTGATGCCGAGGGATTCATAGCGTTCAACACGACGACCAACCAACTTTACGTCGCCGTGGGGACCGACAATGCATGGAACAAGACGAACGCAGACCAGCATTAGGATAGAATTATGGCAACTTTGGAAACGGCAACTTCAGCAACTCGTCCCGGCGCGCCGTCTACGGGCGACATGATATACGAGACCGACACGCAGAAGGTATCGCTTTACGATGGGAGTAGTTGGGTTTCCTACACCCCAGACGACGCGCCTTATCCGTTTGATACGAGTGGAGACACCTTGGTTTCAAAGATGCCTGAGTTCCATTTCGATGCGTCGATGATAAATGGTCACAGCGCAACGAACAACCCCGACAATGCGGATGGGTTTGATTCGGACGTAACCAATGGATCGGGGGGGATTTGGACGAGTCGAACAAATGGTGTGAAAACAAAGGTGCAGGGAACTGGCTCCAAGGTTCCCACCTACTATACTTCGGGAACTAACTCCAAGCCCTATATGCTTTCCGCCACCGACGAACTGGACATAGATACCGACACCCTGAAGTTTTCTCCGCAAAAGGGTGGTGGTCCATTCACGATGTTCGCCGTAATGGAAAAAACGGGGAGCAGCAGTACTTTGGCGCCGGGAGGGTCGTACTTCAACCGAGCATCCAACACAGCCGGCATTACTGGGCCAGCATCTGTTTGGCTGCATTATTCGGATGCAGATGACTATTTGGGTTACAATACTGGTTCCGACAATGACGATGCTCCCACCATAGGGGGTGGCGTGGCATCCTATGAATATACGAGAATGTTTTTGGTGGTGCGTGATAGTAGCAACAACGTTCGCATGTACGTCGACGGCAACAACACCAACACCAGCTTGGTTGGCACGACTTCGATGGGGATGGTTTGGTGGGATAATATTTTCAAGTCATGGACTTTCACGACCTCGGGGGATCTCTATGAGTTGGCTTACTGGCCCTCCGATTTAAGTGTGGCCGACAGGAACAAGCTGATCACTTACGTCAACTCCAAGTATGGGGCTGGAAAAAACTACGATGGATCGGGAACAACTGCGCGCGCAACTTTTAGCTAAGGGACAAGTATGCCAGCGAAAAGATACAAACTTTACGCCACCGAAAGTGGGTGGGATACCAAGCACGCCGCATTGATGACGCACTTCAGTATGCCGAATGATCGAGCCACCAGATATGCGGACAAGGAAGTTGTGGCAAACGAATCGTCCGATGATCACGGCAAGTATATAATGCCCGTCGTGCAAGAAGGTCCATATGATGCCAGAGACCAGTTTTCAAGTGGCGTGGTGGATTGGAACTCAGAATGGAACGCTCCCTTGTGAGGTTGTTGATGATTGCCTTGCTTTTCGGAACCGCATCCTGCTCGATGCGTCCATTGTATGGGCCGCTGGGAGCCGCCGTTGGTGGCGGGGCGGGGAGCATAGCCGGACCGTTTGGAGCCGTAATCGGGGCTGGAGCCGGAGCGGCTGGGGGGCAATTATTAGCTGGCGATCAAGAGTTGAAGAAAGCCCATCAAACCATATCGGCGCTGTCAAAAGGTGACGTGCAAGCCCTTATTGACTCGGGGTTAGGTACTCAAAAAGGATTCGTCGAGAATGCAATCGACACGGTGATGGACACGATAAAGTTGGTTTGCATCGGGCTTATCCTATGGAACGTGGTTCCAATTCTTTATACACGATACATTCACAAGAAACATACCAATGGAAGCGCTGAAAAAATTAAAAGCTGAGTTCGACAAGTTGAGCAAACGCAACAAGTCGCTGGTCATTATCGGGCTGGCTACAGCCGTTTTCTTTCTACTGGAGATAATCCGATGAATTTAGATGCAATAGACTTGGGGATCGTCGAACTCCTGATGATGGTATTCATGGGGTTGCTTGGTTATTTGTGGCGGTCGCAAGCCAGCGACGTAAAGCAAACCTCGGTGGACTTGAACCAATTGTCGATCAAGTTCGCAAAGCACGAAGGGAGTACTTTGGCTACTAATCAAACGTTATTTAACAACATAGAGGAACTAAAGGAATCCATCCAACGAGTGGAAAATTTACTACTGGTTGGAAAAACCAAGCAATGATGGAGTTCGCTCACGAATTGGTTCTAGCTGGTATCGCCTTGGTTATCGGCGCGATTTCATGGGTGCTTCGCAAGGAACACTCCAGACTTGAGGCTTTGGAAGCCGAGCAAGTTGGGCTGAATGAACGATTGTCTACGGCGGTTAAGAATAACGCGATGAACGAAGTCGCTGATCGTGAATGGCGCAAGCGAGTGGAGGAGAATCACAAAGGACTCTTGAAGGCTGATGAGGACAGGCGGGGAGATGCCCGCAAGATTTACGACAAGATCGAAGAAATGAAGGCTAAACTACAAGCTGAGATTCAACGCTTGGCTGAGAAAATTGCGGGGAAATAAATCATGACCACCACTTTAACTGCGGCAACGCTCACGGTAACTCTCAAGGAGAGCATAGAACTCAACGGCGTGGAGCAGGGAGCCACCAACGAAAAGACCATAGCGAGCGTAAACGAGGTATCGAAGCGCATCGTTACGGTCACGACTGCGGAGGCCGAGATCATCGCGATGGGAACGGCTGTGTCGTCAGGCACCTTTATCGAGAGCGACGTTCGGTACATGCGGTTCACCAACTTGGATGACACCAACTTCATTACGCTGACTTTCAAGAACGAGAACAACGACGAGTTCGCCATCAAGGTGGACGCAGGACACAGCTTCATTTATCCCGGTGATAACTCGGGTGGCGTGGTCGATACGATGGATGCCATAGACGGCACGGGACTGACCTACGCCTTGGGCGACTTGGTGAACGTCACGGCGGACGCCGACACGGCGTCCTGCGACATGGAGATTTTCATAGCCAGCATTTAACAAACAGGAGACACACTCATGAGTACAAAGAAGATCAGCGCTCTAACCGAACTGGCTGCGGCAGCGGCAGCAGCCGACATGATACCGATAGTGGACGTCAGCGACACCACGGACGCAGCCACGGGGACGACCAAGAAGATCACCGCGACCAACGTTTGCAAGGGCGTGGGGATCGGAGCGGGCAACACCACGGCTGAACCCGTCAAGATAGATACTTCAAACGCTAAATTGGGCGTGGGGACGGATACGCCCGAAAGTAAGCTACACGTGGCTACTTCTGGAGATGTCGGGTCGTTTGAAGTATTCCCCGGCGGTGCAACGGGGGGGGCAAATCTCTCATTTAAAAAAAGCAGGGGAAGCGTTGCAGGCTCTTTCACGGTTGTGGCTGACGGCGATGACGTGGGCGGCATGTTTTTTTATGGGGCGGATGGTAATTCAATGGCATCGGCGGCAAGGATTCAGGCTCAGGTTGACGGTACTCCGGGAGATGGTGACATGCCCGGTAGATTGACCTTTAGCACTACTCCAGACGGTTCGGACACCGTGGCGGAACGCATGCGGATTGGCTCGAATGGTTATGTTGGAATCGGGGTGACTGGTCCTACTTACCAATTGCACGTGGCGAATAGTAGTTTCACTTGTAGCATGGAAAGATTCGCGGGAGCGTCTGCGGCAGGGCCGGGAATAGATTTCAACAAGAGCAGGGGCGGTAGTACCGGTTCATATTCCGTGGTGTCCGACGGTGACGTACTGGGATCATTGATTTTCAAGGGAGCGGATGGTAATTCATTTGCTACGAGCGCGATGATAAGAGCGTCGGTGGACGGCACCCCCGGAGATGGTGACATGCCCGGACGCCTTGAGTTTGCAACCACCCTCGACGGACAGGAGGCCGTGACGGAGCGTATGCGGTTAGACTCCACGGGCAACTTATTGCTTGGTGGAACCGCGACTCCCACTTCATCCGTAGGTAATTTGTGTTTGTTCAACGGCACGGCTCCAGCGGCGAGCGTTACGAACGGCGTTGTGTTGTATGCCCAAGACGTAAGCACCAGCGAATTGAAGGTACGTGACGAGGCGGGCAACGTATCGACTCTTTCACCGCATAACTTCGACATGTTGGGTGAACGTTCCGAGGACATGGCTTGGAGTTATTCGTCCAAGAACGTATTTCTTGGCAAGGAGGTAGCCGTGGACATGACGAAAGTTATACGAGCCTTGGAGAAACTCACGGGGGAGGAATACATCAAGATAAGGGACATCGCCAAGTCGGAGAAACTGGATTGGGAAGAGGAGGAGAAGCGTAAGCAAGCCGAACAAAAGAAGGAGATCGACTCATATAAAAAGAGAAAGGCGGAAAATGCCGCTCATCCCACCAGTTCCAGCACGAAGGCGGAAATCAAGGCGTATTTAGATAAGAGCGAAACTGAGTACGAGGACGCCGCGAAAGAGGAATTGTTTAAATTAGTGCCGGAGAAGGAAGAGTTCACGGAGGTTGAACCTGCCGCCTACTCGAAGAAGGCGAAGCCCTCTTGGATCAAGTAAATGGCATTCTCCCAATATGGTAATTGGCAGCGCTCTTCGGGACGTCTCGACGACCCCATCGACATAGACGGCGATGGGGGGTTCAAGGGCTTGGACAGTTATCATGACGCCACTTCTTTGCCTCAAGGCATGGTGGCGATTTCGGAGAACATGCGTTTCGATGGTGGCAGGGCCACGGTTAGAAAGGGCTTGGAGTTCAAGGCGGGGTCTGCCTTTGATTTCACTTATTCCGCTGGAGTGGACGAGGTGTTTGCCTCCGGTGTGGTCAGCGACGTGGAGGCCAGCAACAGGGATTACTTGTTGGCTGCGACCAAGACGAAGGCATTGTTGTTTTACAGAAATAGTGAGTCGGACGAGATATTGACTGAGGACAGTTCCTATTTGGTGAGTGAGGCGGAGGGTAGGTTTTCGACCAAGAGTTATGATAGGTACGTGGATTATTATTCGGCCACCTTTGCCACCAGCGACGTCAATACGAGCAACGAGACTTTTACGGAGAGTTCGCACAAGTACCAGACGGGAGACGCGGTGCAGATCAGTTCGACCACCACGATACCCGCTGGGTTGTCGGCTGACACCACTTATTACGTCATTGATGCGTCGAGCAGTACGATCAAGTTGGCTACGACCTTGGCGTTGGCAAAGGCTGGGACCGCGATCAACCTGACTAGTCAAGGCTCTGGTACGCACACGATTCAAACGGTGGTGACCGACTCGATGAAGGCGAGCGTGTTGCAAGCGAACGACAAGGTATTCATCTTTCGACAGGGAGCGAGGCCGCTTGAATGGGATGGTAGCTTCACCGACACGAATGGTGACGGTACGATGGACAGCGTGTTCGCGGCGAAGACCACCGCCGCCACGGCGAGCAACGCTTGTCCCGAGGCGGATTGGGGAATTTGGGTTGGCAACAGGTTGATCGTACCGACTGCGGACACGCTTGACACGGGGGTGGGGAATAATCCGCAAACCATTTTGATCAGCGACATACTGGACGACAACGAGTTCGTCTTGGACGGCGAGTTCTACATGAACAAGGGAAGCGCCGATTACGTTGTGGGGGCAATATCTTATCAAGAGGACCAAGTGATCGTCTTCAACAGGCGAAGCGTCCACATGATAAGCGGCATACGGAATACCTCGACTGCGGTGCATACGGAGATTACCCGCCAGTATGGGTGCGTGAGCCGCAAGAGCATAGCCCAACAGGGACCATTCACCTATTTTCTGAGCGACAACGGAGTATACGTGTTGGCTCCGGGGTATGATCCAGCGAAGTCGGGAACGGCGATAGCGATCTCAAAGGTCGCTCCCTTGTCCACGCCGTTGAGTCTTCCGATCAACGACGTCATGGACTCTGTGAATTTCGATGACGACACCATAGCGAAGGCGGTGGGCGTGGTACATGAGAACAAATA